AGAAATATCAAAATCTCTACTAATTTTTACTTCTGGTGGTTCAATACCTACATATTCAGCAGAAAAATTAAAACATTTCTGAAGTTTTTGTTCTAACTCCATGGAAACCATAGCCAGCATAGAGTTTGTATCAACACGATCTAACCTTCTGGCATCAGCAGACTCAGCTACGAATTTCTGTTGTGACAAAGTGCTTATACCAAGAGTAGCCATTTGCATCTGTAATTCTTTTATTTCGGCAGATTGAGCATCAAATGCACTAGAAGCTGGTTCAACATAATAAATTTTATTACCAGGTTGAGTTGCCATTGCATAATTAACAGATATAGCAAGGTCTTTAGTCTGATCATCATATCCTTCCATTACTAGCATTGGTTGAGATGCAACGTGCAAACTATGTATTAAATCAGCTTGTCTTTGAAAATGTGCAAGATTTAAATAAGCAATATCAAGTAAAGGTGGCTTACTTACTAAGTTTTCAGTTTTGCCAGAATAAATTGTAACTAAGGGTATTTCACCAAGAGAAAAGCTACCAGATTCAGCTAATTTATAATCTTCACCAGTTGTTCCTGTACTGAACTCACCCATATAAGAATTATCATCAACATCATACATTGCATCAACTTGATCTTTTTTACGAAAAACTCTATAACTACCGGGTTCTATCACTCTTACCTGATCATAAACTTTTTCACCAAAATCTCCATCAGGTAATACAGCTTTTTCTGCAATTCTTGCTTGTATAAGATTTCCATAGTTTGATTCTCTATCTAGTCTCCAACCTAAAAGATTTGTGGGATCTACCTCAATCCAATAAGGTCTACGGTTTTGTGATCTTTCTTCTGCAAGACTTAATGCACCAGAAGGCGCAGGATAATCTACAAGAATATGGCTTTGACCATAAGTAAGAGAACACATTAATATTCTTCTTGCATATTCATCTAAATCTGAACCACAACCATCAACATCCATCTTAAAAGTCTCTGTCCAATAAGGATCGCCTATAAGACTTATTGGTTTTCTTAATACAAGACCAGTAGCTGCTCTTATTAATCTCTGTGTGAAAGGACTAAATACAGCACGATTTACCCTTGCCATATATGCTGTGTAATCCTCTCTTGGTTCTAATGGTAAAAATGCTTCACTGTTTTCTCTAAGATATTCTGTTCCTTCAGTAACTGCCTTCATAATTTCCCAACCTTTCATCATATCTAAAACTGCTCTAGTTCTAGTAAAAGGACTATCTATATCACCAATACTTGTAGAGGTTTGTACTTTTGTTCTGTAATCACCAGGAATTGAATAAGTCATCTAACACCTCCATCGTTTTAATGCTAACGCTTTTCTAGTAGGTCGCCCTTTTTTATCTTTTAATGGACCAGGCATTCCTTTCATACGAGCACAAAAACTTTTTCTTCTGGCTGCTCTTTTACCAGTAGGATTTTTTTCTGTAACAGGTGCTTGTAAATTACTACCAGTAGCACGATTATATTTTGCACGACCCTTTGCAGTAAGACCGCCCTTTTTAGATTTTTCGCCTCTACCTACAGATAAACTGACTCCTTTACGTTTTTTCATTTGCCCACCTTTGCTTTTGCTTTTGTATGAGCTTGCTTAAAAGTATCACCCGCCCTCATTCTTTGCTTCATATAGTCCATATGCTTTTTGCTATGGTGTTCTGAATGTTTTTCTAATAAATTTTTTTGGCGAGTGGTAAGTTTCACTTCTTTTTCTTTTTTTTCTTAGAACGTAGCTTTTTAAAATCAGCAGACGTAATTTTATCTCTAGGAGGAGCAACCCTAGCTAATTTACGTTGCTTGGCTGAGTAAGAACCTTTTGGCATTATGCAGCGTTGGTAATTGCACCAGATGTGATAAAACTAACTGAAACAGTTGAAAGATCACCAACAGTTGAAGATAAACTTGTTCCTGTAACAATTCCAGAAAAACTTACTTTTTTAGCACCAGAGGTATCTAAAAATAATTCAAACTGTGCGTCACCAGCATCTTCTGTAGTTAAGACATCAGCTAATAAATTTGCAGTTTCATTACCACTTGCTGCTGTATATAGAAAATCAACGGTTCCTGATCCAGAAATTAAACTACCTACAAATGATCTTGATGTAGCACCATGAGCAGTGACATCTAAAGTATCTTTTGTTGTATCTAAAGTCCAAGCTGTAGTTGAAACTACTGCCTCAGTAGTACCAGAAGCGTTCTTAAAGTTAACAGAACCTTCCTCGCCACGAAAAAATGCCATGATCCAAAAAGAAAAAAGAGTATTTATAGATAGTTTAACTTGTAGTTGACTTTTTTACAGTATCTTTACTGTTATTTCTCATATATTGTTCACATCTGGGATCCCAAAGAGCAGGATTACGTTTACCTTTAACTTTCTCGATAACATCGAGCATTTCATCAGTAATTTCTGTCATTTTTTCTTGGATTTCTTTTTAAGTATATCAGCATCTGCTTTTCTTGCCCCTCCTTTTCCACTAATAAAACTGTTTACTCTGCCCATTGCCCATGCAGCCATTGGTACGTTGCGAGATCCAGAGGATAAATATGCTCCCTGTCCTCTGCGATACACTTGGGCAAGCTGTCCGTAGGTAAAACGGCTTTTATCTGCCTTTTTTCTTAGTGTTTCTTTTGTTTTTTCGCTTAGTGGTTTTCTTTTTGGTTTCATCTTGGGCAGATCGTGACTTGTTAATGGCTTTTATATCAATATATTCCCCTCTTTTGTATTTTTCGGCTGTTTCTTTAATCTCTTTTGCCTTTGCAGCCTTATTTTTCGCACCAGAAAGGTATTTACTTGGTACGTTTGTCTTTTTGTCTCGTCTTACTCGCCTAAATTTTCTCACTTCTTCTTAGTCTTTTTCTTTTTCTTCTTTTTCTTCTTCATGGAGGAATGGTACATAGTGAAAAAAGGAAACTCTTAGTATATTCTAAACGAAGTCTGCCCTAGTGTCTCTGGTTTGGCAAGGTTGAATTGCTGTAGACAAAGATAGCCAAAAGCATCAAATGCGTGATCAACTCCTAGATTTTTATTAGGTAATCCTGTATTTGGTGCATATGTCAAAGTTCTAAGTGCTTTTATTAATTCTTTACATCTTGGATGTATCAAGGTTCTTCTTGTTCCATCGGCATCATACAAAGCCGTATTAACAGCAGTAATCTTATCTCTGATCCTCCAAGGTGATTTAGGACTCATAACAGTAAAACCATTCCTTCTCAAGATCGTATGATCTGTAACACCAACCCCACTAGTCTTTCTTGCACTACCGGTAGGGTCAGGGCAGGCAATCACTCTCCGATCCACTCCATACCTTCTGACAACTTCCTCTGCAAAATCCCAAGTGGTAGCACCACCTGTCAGCATGATCTCATCAAAGACATATAGTGTATCATTATGCTTCACAGCACAGATTCCGGCCATAGGGTCAACGTTAAAGTCCAATCCCAAAAGCAAGGGCAGCATATGTAGATCAGTTACTTCCTTATCAATATTCTCATCACTAAAGCTAACAGCAACAAGACCAGTAAGATTTTCAAAACTAGCTTCAAATTCCTGTCTAAAAGTTCTTGGGTCTAATTGTCCTCTTGCTGCTTCAACTTCTTCTTTTTTTACATTACCCCCTTCAATCGTAGTAAAACTCCACCTCTGCCAATCATCCCACTCCTGTTCACCACAAAAACACCACATATCATAAAACCAACTGGCAGTACCATCAGGAGTAGAAATAAACAAAGCCCAACCCTGTTTATCAGCCAAAGCAGGTCTAATAACTTCAGCCCATACATCACGTTCCATAAACGCAGCTTCATCCAATACAACACCTGCTAAACTTCTTCCCCTCAATGCCATAGCATTTTCTGTACCCTTCAATTCAATACTTGACCCATTTATCAAATCAATCCTTAAATCTGTCTCATTTTTACTTTGAATCCATGTTTTAGGTACTAATCTCTTTAATTCCTTCCATGCAATATCCTTCGCCATACGATAAGTAGGTGCACAATAGAAATAAACCTCTCCAGGTCTCTCAATAGCACCTCTTAACAACTCAATACAGCTTAAATAGCTCTTCCCAAACCTTCTTCCAGCAACCAACACTCGAAACCTCTTCTCACTATTAAACACTTCCCCCTGTGCATATCTTAAACTGACCTCATTTAAGCTCATATCACCCTTTTTTTCATAATATTACTCATTTTCTTTCGCATTTCATACTTTTAAGGCTATCATCAGAATAATAACCCCTATAAAGACTAAGTCCGTGGCTGAATCTTTCATAAACAACCTAAACTACGATCTACCAGCTCCTCAACGTAAACCTCGTGTTCAAAAATATACAGGAGGTTCTAATTCAAGAGCAGTTATAGAAGCTCGTTGTCAAAGATTATACTCAAAACAGCTTGAAGGTAAAACTACCAGGCAACTTGTCATAGAGCATTCTCAAAAAGAAGGCATATCTCTAGTAACTGGTTGGCAAGATTGGAAAAAAGTTAAAGAGTGGAATGATGAAGATTGGCTTAAAGAAAGAGATAAAATGATTCCTCGTCTACAAGCTATGCGTATGCGTCTATTTAACAAAGCTATATCTAAAGGACAACTTCAAACAGCAGCACAAATCCTCGATAGTCTAGGAAAAGTAGTTGGTGAATCCGTAGAAACTGTTAACATCCAAGCTCCAGAACTTGCAATTCGCATAGAACCAAAGCAATAAAGATTTGCAGAATATATTTATGTTACCCGTGTAGCATAAAAAAATTTTTCCCGGGCGAACTTTCCCCCCCATAAAAAAAATTAGATAATAAATTATTAAATAAGAAGTGCATAGTTGATATAATTTGATATAATTAATAGTGAAGACTTAAGTATTTACTAGTATTTAACTCTTCTTAAATAATCTTATTTATCTTTCCAAGTTAAATAAGCTTATCTAAGCTTTAACACTCTTAACGAGCTAATAAAGCTAAATACAAGAAAATCTTTTC